TGATAAAAAATAGAAACCATTGCTGACAATATTACACTGCTGTCCTTGTGCGAATTGAAATTCCCTTCAATTAAATATACTATATTATGATTATGTACAGGGTGTCCATTTAATCTATATGATTGTTCGGAATATCTACCATCTTTAATACTAGACATTAAATCAGATGGAGTTTTTCTCTCTATAATCAATTTTAAATTGTCATCGTCGTCATATATAAGTATATCACCCAGATCTAATTGTTCTTTTACAATCGTATGAGAAAACGTGGAATCATGTTCGATTTCCTCTATTAATGCCCGTTCGCGTATATCGAGTGATATTTTCATGATATATAATAGTAGTTTTATATCATGTTTATATTGTTTTTTTGGAAATGTTTCTTAATGATCACTAGTCATCGCTTTAGTCCCATTTATGCTTCAATAGTCGCTCGTGGTACAAATCAATATTGTGATCGCTTATACTGAAGCACGAGAATAATGAATAACGAAACCAGGTATTGTATGAATAATTTTCATATATTTTGCATTCATCTTCGCTCACCGCGATATTTATTCCCACGTGATGAAAAAATATCATTGGAATAGCTGTGACAGCATCCCTATTATTAGTAACTCTATAATGGATTAGATTTTCCTGAGAATCGAAGCTCTTACGAAATTCTAAGTTACCTACACGTGGGCTGGCAAACGAAACGATGGTAACTTTACTTTCCTTCATTTTTTCTTCGCGAGATAGTTCGTAACCAAATAGTGTTGATAACGCAGCGCCAAGACTATGTCCAGTAATGAAGACTTCATAGTCGTTATGCTCCTTCATTACTTCAAATATTTCTTCACATAGATTTTTATACATATCCTCTCCATGTAACTGAGTATGGAACCCTCCATGAACATATACGTTATCATGTAGTTGAGTTTTCAACACCGATAGATCGTAATACCAGTCGGATTTTGACTCTGAACCGCGGAATACAACTGTAATTCTTTTGTGACTTTTGCTTACCGTAATACCTACTTGAAGATCGGTAGAGTCAATAGAATAGAATTTATGGACATATCCATGAGGAGAAGATGTAGAAAGATCCTGGATAGCTTTTAACCGGGATTCATTTTTTATAGTATGACTATTGTCATTCAAACTAGACACAAATGATTCAACAGTACTTTTATTATCCAATACAAAAGTATTACCGTATTCGTATACTAACATGGTAAGTTTGGCAAAATCACATACTTGTTCGTGAGGAATTATTGGCATTTATATTATAACCTATATAATTTAAAAAGTGGTAAAAATATTACTACATATACGTAGTTTATTTCTCTATATATTTCTCTATATATTTCTGTATATATTTGATGATAATATATTCATTACTATTTTAGATAAAATTGATTTTAATATTAAACGATACATTGTATTATAAACTAGAATGAATAAGCTTGAGGATGATGTTCAAAAGATCGGAGATAAGTTAGTATTTAATCCATATAACCCGAATAATTCAGAAATAACGATTCATGAAATTCAATCCCTTCTGAAAAAATACGGCCTTCCTGGTAACGTATTTAACGATAAACTATATAAGCGAGCATTTGTACACAAATCGTACGTAAAAAAACCTTTCTTAGAAAACGAAAAGGAAAATATTGTGGTTGTTGAAAAACCATATAACTGTTTACCTCTTAGCACCAAATCTAATGAGCGGTTAGAATTCTTAGGGGATGGGGTATTAGAATGCGTTACCAAATACTATTTATATAGAACATTTCCAAAAGAAAATGAAGGGTTCATGACTGAAAAGAAAATCGCACTTGTTAAAAATGAACATATAGGAAGAATTGCCTATGAAATGGGGTTGCATAAGTGGTTCATTGTTTCAAAACACGCAGAAGAGAAAAATACACGTACCAATATTAAAAAATTAGGATGTCTGTTTGAGGCGTTTTTAGGTGCCTTATTTTTGGAATTTAACAAAATCGATATCAAGGACGAAGATTGTTGGTTCGATAATGTATTTGTAACTGGACCTGGATTTCAAATGGCACAAATATTCATCGAAAACATATTCTCGAAACATGTTGATTGGAAACTAATTGATGAAGACGATAATTATAAAAATATTATCCAGGTGAAAATTCAAAAAGAATTTAAGACTACTCCGTGCTATGTTGAACTTCCTCATGAACACGACGATGGATATTATATGGGCGTATATTTATGTATAGGTCAACAACTACACGAAACATCTGTAGCGAACGCAATAAATTTTGAAAGTCTAAAATCATTTAATGCCATTCATGATTACCTCGCAGTCAATAATAAAATATTAGTATTCTTATCTAGCGCATATCACAGAATTAAAAGAAAGGCGGAACAATTAGCATGTGAGAAAGCTATACACTTGATTCATCATTAATATCATCAATTATATCATCATTTAAAATACAAATTAAAATATAGAAATTAAAATATATGAAAAATATAATGGAGAAACTTATAGAACAATTGAAGGAAAAGCCTATTCCAAAAAAGCATGAAGATGTTGTCTTAAATTTTGCTCAATCAAATGATCCGTCTATGATTGAAGATGACGATATTCAAGAGGTTGATTTGGAATCATTGTTGGAAAAAAATCCGGATTTTCATATTTATGACCATACAAAAAGTAAAGACGATTTTGACGAAGACTTATTCATGAGAGAAATAAATGAAATAAGGAAGGTCATACAAAATGTACCTAAAATTACGAATAAAGATAGTATGTTGAAGGAAGAACGTGTAGATGAACTGATCCCGACTAATAAATTAACAGCTCCTATAAAACGACGTAGAAAAACAAATATAGACAAACCTGCTGTAACTGAAATCACCTCCTTTGAAATAGGAGATGAAATAAAACAAAGGTTACCTAAACAAAAAGATATTGTACTCATCAAAAAACCATCTTATTATATGAGTAATAGAGAAGTTTTTTTAAATTTTGCCAATACATTATTTTCTGATTATCGTAAAGAAATTATAAACACTGGATCACGCGTTCAGTGCGATAAAACCACTAAAAATGTGGTTACAACTAATAAAGATGGAGTCGCGATACAATCAAAAGATTTTTCACTTTTAACACATCAGAAGATAATACTAGATTATCTCAATATATATACACCATATAGAGGACTTCTTTTATATCATGGTCTCGGGTCTGGTAAAACATGTTCATCTATTGCCGTTTCTGAAAGTTTTTTAAGCGCGGCATCTAGTATTGCGTTCGCTGAAGGATTAGTTCAATCGAAAAAAGTTATTGTTATGACCCCTGCCTCTCTGAGAGTAAATTACTTTGAAGAACTCAAAAAATGCGGAAATCCGATTTACAAGAAAAAACAATTCTGGGAATTTATTCCATTAAGCGATGAAAATACCAAAGATCAACTTTCGCACATATTACAATTGCCGGTAAATTATATTGACTCCGCAAAAGGAGCATGGATGGTAGACATCACAAAGCCTTCAAATTATGAGCAATTATCTCCCATACAAAAACAAGACCTGGATAAACAATTAAATGAGATGATCCATTACAAATACCAGTTTATTAACTATAATGGTCTTCAGAAAAAACACGTTAATCAACTTACTAAAAATAATACTATTAATCCATTTGATAATAAAGTCGTCATTATTGATGAAGCGCATAATTTTATCAGTAGAATAGTGAATAAAATTGGAAAATCAAAAGATATCACTCAACATACATCCACACTTTTATATCACAATCTAATGAAAGCTAATAATGCCAAAATCATAATGTTAAGTGGAACACCCATTATTAATTATCCTAATGAAATTGCCATTTTGTATAATATTTTAAGAGGATATATCAAAACCTTTCATATTCCTATCAAAACAGGGCAAAGAAAATATACAGAAGAACAATTTAAAAAAATATTTACAAAACACAAAATTGTAGATTATTTAGAATATAAATCGGGTATACTTTACATCACTAGAACCCCATTTGGGTTTGTAAATAAATTTTATGGTCTAGCCTACAAAGGGGTCCGATACAATAACACTGAAGAATTAAACGATTCCGCATTTATTAAATCCATTATTGATCTTTTAGAGAAAAATGGTATTGTACCTAGAAAGGAAGATGTAAAAATTGCCAATAGTAAAACACTCCCTGATAAACTAGAGGATTTTCGCGAATTGTTTTTTAATGAGGTAACAGGTAATATGAAAAATGAAAATCTGTTTAAAAAGAGAATTCTAGGATTAACCTCCTATTTTAAAAGTGCGTCGGAAGGACTTATGCCACAATACGATTCTTTAAAGGATACACACATTGTTCGTATTAATATGAGTGATTACCAATTTTCAAAGTATCAAGAGATACGTATGATAGAACGTGATGATGAAAAGAAAAAACGCACTAAAAAAATGATGCAAAAACCAACCGCAGGTGATATATATGAGGAAGTAAAATCAACTTATAGGGTATTTTCAAGAGCATTCTGTAACTTTGTATTCCCTGATCCTCCTGGACGCCCTATGCCAAGTGGTTCATTAGAAGATTCTGTAAATAATATGGTAGATGAAGAAGCGCTAGACGGTGTATCAGATACTGACATTGAACCTATAGTACCCGTTGATAATGATGGAAACCCTATGGACGCAGCGTACGATAATAAAGCGTATAATATTCGCATTAAAATGGCACTTGACACTATTAAACAACAGAGTAGTAAATATTTAGTTGGAGAGAATTTAAAAGTATTCAGTCCTAAATTTGCTGAAGTACTTGATAATATTGATGATATGAAGGGACTACACTTATTATATAGTCAATTCAGAACTATTGAAGGGATTGGTGTATTTTCCATGGTTTTGGAAGCTAATGGGTATACTCAATTCAAAATGAAAAAAAATAGCAAACAACAATGGGTTTTAAATACGTCCATAGAAAATATTAAAAATGGAAAGACATTTGCTTTATATACGGGGACAGAAACAGCGGAAGAAAAGGAAATGGTACGTCATGTATTCAATGGAACATGGGAATATTTACCACTATCATTAACAGAACAGTTAAAATCTATTCATGAAAATAATATTAATGGTGAAATAATAAAATTGTTTATGATCACGTCGTCGGGAGCAGAAGGGATTAGTTTAATGAATAC